AAGCCAGCCGGTAAACCATTATCATATCTACCGCCGACAAGAGCAATCCTATCTCCCTCAGCTTGGTAATAATAATCACACATATTAGTATCACTACTTCCAGCTGATTCAGTAGCTAACGCTACCATAGGATTAGCGGAATCATATCCTAGCTTAGAAGCAAATCCGTTAGCGGTTGCATTAGTATAACCTAAAGCTTTATAACTACCACTAAATGTATCTACAGCATACTTATTGGAATCATAGCAAATATAAGCTTTTCTATCTTTAATATTGATTCCATCAACAAATTGCCATATATTACCGAATATATCTTCAATACCTCTATAAATCATAGAAGTATTATCAGTTCCATCTTTGCTTCCTGACTTCATACCCAGTACATCACAACCACCACTATTTATTGGTGCGGTGTGAGAGCCATTAGTATAACCTAAACCAAGTTTAGATTGACTATTATAGTCAGCATATTCTACTAAGTAAAGCATTTGTAAGATAAAATAGTGCCAGTCCATTTGACCGAATCCAGCTCCTAAACTTCTTGCATAACTTCTAAAGTTTGTAATAGTTTTATTTGTGAATGGTGCGTATCCACTTCTACTATAAACTCTTGATTCACTACCTGACATAGTATATCTACCAACCGAAAACTCTTCACTTTTAATATAACCAGCTAATTTATTTTTTGAGATTAAAATATATTCATAATTTTCATCTCTATATCTTTTCCAATAAAATTCAGGTATCTTGGTAAATACATCACCATTTGAACCATCAAATTTAAAGGTTGGATCACCATAATAGGCGGTTATTTGCTTAGCTGTTATATCATAATTGTATGAAATTATATCACTCCACGGATAAATTTCATCAAAATCATTTCTTACAGGCGTTGTTCCTACTTGAGCGTTAGCTACAAGTCCCACAGCGTCTTTTATTCTCTCCCAAGCTGATGACGATGTAGTTAATGACCTTTTAATACCATATATTTTATTTATATTTTTAGTATCAATAGCACTAACATTTATTGTTCCTCTTGCTACTAAATTTTCATCATCACTATTCAACAATGAATATTTGAAAGTTATATCTATATCTTCATTAGGTAATTCAGTAGTTATTACTTTAAATCCACCTGTATAAGATAAAGTATAAGCAATATTTAGTTTAGCTTGATTTTCAATATCCAACATTCCATCAACAATAGTTTGAGCTGTAATGTCCTCATTTATTATATCATATTCGTAGTATCCTGTACTAGAGTTTTTAGTCCAGTTAGCCACGAGTAAAGTAGTAGAATATCCAAAATCTCTATTTTTAAATGATTCTTCAATTCCATTTTCAATATTATTCATCTTCTCAGCTTCTACAAGAGTTCCATCTTGAGCAACCTCACCCGGATCTTGAGTTAAAGTTATAATATTGTTATCTTGGTCTTTATATCTATTAGGAAATTGAACTATTCTATCTTTCCAATTCGTTTTATTATATTGTTTCATAAACTAAACTCCTCTCCACAATATATCAAACCTGCATATTGTTTTATTTTTACAAAGCCGACAGGCTCTTGATTATCAGGCTTAGCATACAAACCAATACCATTAGCTCCACAATAGAAAGTATTACACTTTCTTAATTCTCTCATACAAGAATCAATAATACCTTTTATTAAAGTTAAATCTTTTTCAAGAATATTAGCTTTAATATAATCCATTGTTTTACTAAATTCTATTTCTTTATATTCTTCACCTAGATTCATACCATTTTTTAAAGTTAGAATATTTTGTCTTATTCTATTTATATCTTTAATGTGAGGTATGTCTTTAACATTCCAATCAGTTTTTACTTCTATATTGATTGGATAATAAAATAAATCACTATTATTTAGTAGATTCATTATATATTCACAATTACTTTCTATTCTATTTAAGTCAGTATAATTATAAGCACCTTTATTATTGCTATTAGTTGGATCTAATTTTATTAAATCAACATCAGCTTGTGTTCTATCATATATAGGATCTATCCATGCCATTAGTTATCACCTACTTTTACTACTACACTATTACCAGACCAAGCTCCATCATAGTTTATATTGTTTTCTACTAAATAACCAATTAAACTATTACTAAAGTCAGTTTCTATAGGAATAATCTCTCTAGTATCTTTTACAATATCTCCTCTATTTTCAAAAGAGTAAATATTTCTATTGTTGTACCAGTTTCCTATAAAGTCTTTTAATTTAGTTTCTTTTGAACTTTCAACCATTTGAGTAATCAAATCATTTTTATATTCAATATTCTCACCATCATCATTAAATTGTTTTGAATCTATTGTTTGACTATTATTTATTTTCTTACCTGATACTTTTAAAGATATTGTATCTTCACCAGTATTAGTAATTTTTAATATTGCATATCTACCATAATAATTAGCACTAACTATAGTTCCACCTGTTATAGTAGCTGATATGTCAGTTGCTAAGTCATATTCTATTTCAATAGTCTTTGTTCCTGTTATCTCTAAAGATTCATTTTTAAACAATTCACTTACATTATCTTCCTTAGAATAATGATTTATATATATGATAGTATTATGTAGCTCACTTTGTACTTTAACTACAGGATTGCTAGTAATAAAATCATATTTCATTCCATCAGGATTTAATACATAGTTAAAAGGTTGAATATTTATAACATTCTCTCTATTAGTAAATAAAATACAATTTCCAGTAGTTGCTATTATTTGAAGTAATTGTCTAGCTTCTAATTTAGGTAAAGGTGCGTCAGTCTTAATCGACTTTAAGCCACTCCATAAATTATATTGGCTACTATCTATATTACTATCTTCTAATACATCTACCGCTAAATCATATAAACTTCTACCACTAGAATTATACACGCCTTTTTTATATACTTTAGTAAGATAATTGATAAGTGAAGTCGTACTAAATGATACTTGATTTTCTCCAACCTCTACCGAACCAGTAAGAAGCATTTTTCCACCTAATATCCATTCAATAGTTCCATCGTCTAATTGATAGCCCCATTCATAAGAAATAGGTTGTTGCTGTAATATATATCTATACCAGCCTTGCGGATTATCAGGATTAAACAATTTATTCATATTATCAATAGTAAACTTAAATGTATGAGTAGGAAGCTCCGAGTTTATCATTATTGTTTTTTCTTTACTTTCAGCACTAATTAAGTTCTCATCGGTATATGTTTCCATAATACCAAATAGTAATTGATTTACTCTTATTCTCCTATAAGGTAAACTAGATTCTATAAAATATATTTCAATTTTATTCCATCTAACTAACTCTTCATTATCAGCAAAAATTAATCTATCACTATAACTACTCAAAGTATAATCTTTATCCATAATCATAGTGCTATCTCTATATGCTTTTACCTTTAGTTTTTTTGCATAGTTTTTATCAATACTATCAAAAACCATTGTAAGTCCTAAAGTAGTTAAGTAAACGCTTGATGTAAGAGTTATACAAGCTTTATCACTAAACAAACAATTTTTATCACTCATATAAGAACTCACATAAGTTTGTTCAAGTTCTTCACTACCATATATTGGCTGACTATCATTAAGAAGCCAAAAGTTTTTTTCAAGTGTAGCATAATTTTTAGATTGAGGTATTGTTGTTTCTTTGATATTATCTAAGTCACTAAATATCTCTTCACTATTGCTTGATAAGTCCGGATTAGTTTCCGGATCCACTATATTAAATTTAACTTTCAAAAACCCAAGATTTCTCTTAGGTTTTTTAAGTTGTTCAATCATATTTTTACTTACCATAATCTAATACCCCATATCAATAATGTTTACTTTAACATTTTTATATTCAATAGGCTTTTGTACTGACTGATAGTTTTCCCATTTACTAGGTTCACCACTCAAGTTTCCAAAATAAAACCTACGAACAACAACATCAAGTTCATCACTATCATAATAAGTTAAAAGAACTTCAAAATTAGCTACTTTCTTTTTCAACCAATTATAATCTTCTAAAGTTAAAATAGGAAAGACTATGTTATTAAACTTATTTATTCTCCTATTTATAGGTTGAGCTATTGTTTGTCCTCTAGTATTACGAGTACCTTTTACTAATTGCTCATTTTCTTCTAAATATCCTACTTGAGGATTACTAGGAAGAGCTTCACCATTAAATAAAAACAATGGATTTTTACCTTTTTTTATCATTAGTTATCCCTCCTTAATAAGCAAATGATGGATTTTTTCCACCATCATAACCTTTGTCTTTCTTATTTTTATCATAAACATATACTAAATCATCACCATCAGCTGTTAATTTTCCAGTAATATTTACATCTACCTTTTGAGAAGTATTATTCATATTAGATTCTTCAAGAGCTTCTTTCATAGTTTCTTTCATCATATCTCTTGGAGATACAATTTCCGGATTGGATCTTGCATTAGAATATTCAGCAACCCTTACTATAGTTTCTTTATCTAGTACGCCTCCGGTTTCTAGGCTAGGTATTTGTGGAACATTTACAAGTTTTATCAATCCTTTAAATGGTTCTATTCCTAAGAATGATATATCCCTGACAGTCTTTAAAGCTCCATTTATTGCATTAAATGGTATAGAAACAACTTTGTTTATACCAGCTATTAAAGTATTAACTACTGACCTAAACGCATTGAATATACCATCTTTAATACCACTAAAGATTCTTCCGCCACTAGAGAATATATTTTTTACACCATTCCAAGCATTACCAAATATGTTTTTAAAGAATGTTGCCACTGATGAGAAGATATTTTTAATACCATTCCAAGCGTTTTGAGCTCCATTCTTCATAGTATTCCATATACCATTAAATAGATTAGCTAAAGGCTTAATAACAGCATTATTAAACCAAGTGCTTACTACTGACCATATAGACACTATAATATCCCAAGCACCTTTAAATATTGCTCCTATAGTATTAAATAAACCAGTGAATAAAGAAGCTACAGCGTCTATTATTCCACCTAAGAAAGTTTTTAAGCCCTCCCAAGCTTTACTCCAATCACCAGTAAATACTCCTGTAATAAAGTCCATTACGCCACTTAGTGCGTCAATGATACCACCTATTATTCCACACAAACCATCAATAACAGGTTCTAGTACATTCATAATTACATCAATAATTGTATCTATTATTGGTTTCAAGAACTCCCACACTGAGCCAATAGCTATAATTATTCTTGATATACAATCTAAAACTTTATCAACTACTGGAGCTAAATAAGTTTCATACATTGTCACTACCCAAGCCATAATTTCTTGAGCATATCCAAATAAATCAGTTAAAATACCTAATACCACATTTAAAGCACTTTGGAAATTATCACTCATAACCCAATTCAATAAAGAATTAGCTATACTATTAACAATATCTTGTATGCCTATAAATATATCAGCTATAGCTTGAATTATTGCTGTTCCATTTCCAGCGTTATTCCAAGCATTAGCTAGAGCCTGAGATAAAGCTCCAACAATATTGAATACATTAGTCCACATTTCTAAGATATTTTCGACTATTTTTTGTCCTGTACCATTAGTCCATACTTCAAATATAGAACTAAATACAGCTATTCCTAGACTTTTTATACCCTCAAAAGCATTTTTTAAACTATCTATAAAAGCTTTACCTTTGTTATCCCAAGCTTCTTTTATTGGATCAAATAAAGTAGCTAATAATTTTTTAGCTTTATCAATCCAATCAAAAAGAAAATCAAGTTTATCCATATCTACAGGCTCTACAGTTATAGGCTTGTTGTCATTACCTGATCCAGTATCGGTGCTGACAGTATGGAACTCATCTAAACTAGATTGAGTATCACTTAATTTTTTAGTTGATTTAGCTTGACTATCCAAGGCTTTTTTATTAGCTCTTGCAACAAGATTTATTCCTGTAAGAGCTTCAACAAAAGCATTTACATAGCTTACAGCTTTTGAAAATAAACTAATAACAAACTCTAATATTGGTGCTAATAGACTTCCTAGAACATTCCAACAATTTTGAATAGAATTGCTTAATTGTGTATCATAACTTAAATATGATTGCATAGCTTTACTAACCATACTAACCGCTGTTCTAACGCTTAGTAATCCCATAGCAAATCTTTTTATGGATTTTATTCCATTATTAAATGTTGAAGTAAAACTTTTACCTAAGCCTTTGCTACTTGATAAAGTGGCTTTAAATTTACTTCCTAAACTAGCTATATGTGTTCCAGCACTTTTTATTTTAGCTTTTATTTTATCAAAAGCACTAGAAATTTCTTCTCCAGTGTTTCTTCCTTGATTTTGTAGTTTTTTTAATCTATTTTCAAGTTTTTCAATATCAGCTTCAATCTTTAAAGTATCACCAACTTCAAACCCCATATCAGCTTGAGATAACAAATATTTTAAATCTTCTATTTTTGATTTTAAATATTCTTGTTGTTTAGCTGTTTCTTGAATAGAATTACTATATCCTTTCATTTGAGCTTTCATTTGTGATACGCTAGAAGCACTTTTACTAGCCATATCTTTTGCTTGAGTAGTTAGATTTTTCATAGGCTCAACACTTTTAGCTACAGCCGATTTAACTTCATCGGTTATTTTTTTAATACCGCTCATAGCGTCAGTAATATTAGCCCTTATAATTATTTCTAATTCTTCTATTGTAATAAGTCATCACCACCATTCCTTTGTGTGATTCCTTATTATTCTTTTCCTTTCGTTTCTTGCCTCAACTCTTCCGTCAATTCTAACATTAAATTGACTAATTCCTCTCCCTCACTTGCTTTTCTTTCAAATACACTTTGTCTTGCTAATTCCTCTTTAAATAAATCCGGATAAATTTCTTTAATAAGATTTACATTTTTAGGATTTTTAGCTGTCATACCTGAGCCTATCATTTTATTACCCAAATTTTCAGCTAACAAGATTCGTGATTTAATTTCTTGCTCATATTGGAGAGAACGAGATTCTACATACAAAGCTACTTCTCTATAAATAGAATCCCAAAACTCGTGAGGTTTCATTCCAAATCTATAAGCTAAAGGTTCTAAATCATATATTAGATCTATATAATCTAGCCTTTGTATCCTTTGAACTCTTCCGCTACTACTTCTCCCATTACTTTTTCCGCTGTATTGGTAATTACTTGATTGATGTCGAAGCTGGCTAGCGGATTGTCCATTTGAGCCTTTATTTCTTCCTCCGTCATCTTTTTGCCGAAAAAACTTTTATCATTTATCTCCTCAGCTAGTAATTTATATATAGCTTCATAATCAGTTTCATTCTCATTAACATAAGCTTCCATCATATCATAAACTTTGTTAGAATCGTTATTTAATTCTTTCTTTGTTTCGTCATCAGCAAAGCTTAAAAGAGCGTCAGCTAAGAACTCAAAATCTACATCGTTTAGAGCCTTAAAAAAAGCGTCCCTTAAATTTTTAACCTTTAATTTTTTATTCATAGAAACTATTTTTTTCATAGTTGCTGTAAATGAATATTCTTTATCTTTTACTTTTAAAATCATAATAAAACCTCTTTCCTTTATTTTTATTTTTTATTAGTAGCTTTTTCTACCTTTTTAGTTTCCTTACTACTTGTTTTTTCTTTTATTTCTTCAAATCTAGGATTAGAACGGAAGTGTTTAAGATGTTCCGCATTGGTAATATCCCAAACACGACCAGTTTCCTTATTTTTAAATTTAGCCATTATTTATCACCTATTAGCTACCTGATTGAGTTGGAGCTACTGGTAATCCGTGACTTTCTTTTACACTAGAATTTCTATATAAAGTTAAAGTATCTTTAATAATATCTCCAGCTGTAATAGTATCACCAGTTAAATCCATTTGAGCTGAGAAAGATTTAACTAAAGGACTTTCTCCACTAGCACAAGTAGATTCAGGATAACGAATGAAGAAATAATAACTTTTATTGCTATCAGCTTTAGTCTTTAATTCATCGTGTTGTTCACTCTTATAAAGAACTGGGATAGCTGGAGTAGTTGCTTTTTTACTACCTTTACTTTGTTCTTCTCCGTCCATATCAGTAGTTTGATATGTCACAGCTTCTGCTGGATCTTCTATTGCTGGAATTTCCTCAGTATACATAATTAAAGTTAAATCGGATTCACTTGGATATTCCTTTTCACTTATATAAATTTTAGTTAAAGTACCTGTTTTAGGTGTCATATATATTCCTCCTTTACCTATTTTACTTTTTCTAAACTATTTGTGAGAGCATTATAAAACACCTCGTAATTTCCTCCATAACGATGACATTTAGTGTTCTCGTCATAAAGGTTTATAGGTGTTCCTGTTCTCGTAAAATTATATCCTCTTAATTTACTATCTATTTCATCAGCAAGTTCAATACTGGTGGCTTTCTTTTTAGTCCAAGCCTCACAAGTAATTGAAAATCTTGATAATATTGGTAGTTCCTCTCCGTTTACTTCGTCTAATCTCATTGGAGCTTGTACTACTATACAAGGAAATTTACTATCTCCATTAGGATTTTCTCCTACTACTTGTTTCATAATAGTTTCTAATATAGTTATTACCATATCGTAAAACTCACTTACTTTAAATTCTTTCACTTTAATACCTCCATCAACATTTTTCCTATTCTCTCATTTACTAAATCAGCATTTTCCTGACGAGAGGAAAATGAAGCCGGACGCATAAATGGATATGGTTTAGTAGCAAACATTAAATAGAATTGTTTCCCATCTATTACTATTATTCTTTCAGGACTAAATTGTCTATCTACCTTTTCTACAGGCAAGAACCAATATCTATATCCACTTTGAATAAAGGTCTTAGTTTGTCCTATGTGTGGTAATTCAGCTTTAGTTCCTGTACCATATTCCAAAAATGGTGCGTGAGAAAATAAATCTTTGTTAGTATAAACTCTACCAACAACTTTACCTTTGTCAAAATCCAATATTTCAATAGGAATAAGTTTCTCATCTTTATTTCCACGCTTATTTTTCAAAGCTTTTTCTTGAGTATTTTTTAAAGAATCTTCAACACCTAATTTAGCTGTTTCAGGAAGCTTTTTAATTATAGTTTCCATCTTCTTTTCAAAACTTTTAAGATTATCTTTATTCCAACTTATATCAATCATAACTATTCTCCGTTATTAGTAATTAAAGTATAAAGTGTTGTTTTACCTATTTGTGGCTTATTTTCAACTAAATAATAAGGTTTTTTATCATTTTTAACCTTTTTATCATCATCTACTTCTAAAGGACTAAAAGATATTCCATCACCTTTATCTATATCGACTTTTCTATCAATACGAAGTTTAACAATTTCATAGTCTATTTCACCAGCACTATTGCGGTTTAATTCGTCTATGTCTTGCTGTGGATTTAACATTTCTTCACCTTTATAATACCAATCAGTAGTATAATCACCCTTTATCAGTTTTTTTTCAGGTTTGTAAATGTATATTTTGGATAAGTTCTTTATCCTCATTTCATCACCCTAATAGATCTAACTTTTTGAGCTAGTTTTTCTTCTATATCTTCATAAGATGTAGATAAACTTCCCTCAGTAGAACTAGAGCTACCCTCATCTCCTCGTAAAAGATATGCTGATTTAACAGCCTTATAAACATACGGATATAATTTTTCATCGTCTTTTGAACGATTAGAATTGTTGGAGGCAATAGAAATATAATCATCAATAAAATCCGACAATATACTATCGTCCCCAGTTTTAAAGTTCACGCTAAGATCATCTTTTAACCTTTTTAGCATTTTACTTTTAGCTTCTTCTTTCATTCTATTACCCTCCAATTCTAATTATTTTATTCCTCAGGAATTAAAGCTAATAAATCATCTTTTTTCATATCTTCACTAGCTTCAATATCAAGAGTTTTAAGATAAGCTACTAATTCTTTTTTAGTATAATCCTTAATAGCTTTTTCTTTAGGAGCTTCTACTTCTTTTAATTCTTCGTAAGCGTCACTTCTTGCAAATTGCTTAGCAACTTCCTTACTATTAACTAATAAAACAGCTCCTGATTCTTTACATAAAAACTTTCTCATAATTTAATTCCTTTCTTCTCTTTATTTTTTTATTTAACTACGCTCTAGTGTAATATGTTTCTTCACTATCGAATGTAGCACTTGATGGAACAGCTGTATATTCACCTTTATTATAAGTGTAATAAGTTGTTCCACTAGCAAATTGTGTAATTTTAGCTTCTGTATAAGTATAATCACAATCGTATAAGATAATTTCAGGTACTAAAGCTTCTCCACCTGAGTATGCGAATAATTCAAGTGCTATAGCGTCATCGAATGGTACTTTTTCAGCCCCATACTCACTTGTATAGTTTGGCAATGCTATAGCTTCTTTTAACATAACCATAGCTGGAACATCACTTGGCATACGATTAGATTCATAAGTGATAACTGATTGATACATACCAATAGCTCCATTTGATGGAGTTGTTCCGTTAGGTAGGCTATCTAAATAATCTTTTAATTCACCTTTATATTTAGTATTTACTACTAAAGCTATTAACTCTTCATCTACACCATCAACAAAATCATTTTTAGTCACTTTAGCTGTACTAATTAATCTATCAACGATTTTCTTAGTTGTATCTCCACTAACTCTTTCAACTTGGATACCAGCGTCACGACCAATTCTAAAGAACTTTCTATCATAGTAAGTCTTGATGACATCTTGAGCGTTTTTACTTCTCTTTTTAGCCATACCATCAACACCATATAATTTAAGGTCTTTTTCTTGTAATTCTTCAATGATTTCTTTATCATCATCAATATTTACAGTGACTGGTTTAGCTTTTACTTTATTACCCTTTCCGTTTGCTCTTGCTGTTCCTTTTTCTTGGATTACTGCATTTGCAAATCTCTTATACTCTACACTTCCTGTAGTAGGATCTCCACTACCATTTTTAGCTTTTAAAGCTTCACTGACACAACCTGATTGGATATTTTCAATAACTCCGTCAAGTGTTTCAGCTAGACTATCCATAACATCATCGTTTAAATAGTCTTGAATATTTAATGAATTTTGTTTTGCCATATTAAATCACTCTCCTCTTCCTTTTTTGGCAATAACTAAACGCTAAATCTTGATACTCTTTCACTATTTGAAGAACTATTAGCGTTTACTGTCTTAGGAGTAGTTTCTTTTAATCTCTTATTTACTTCATTTTCAACAGCACTATCAAATACTTTCTTTATATTTTTAATAGTAGGCTCTACTTGTTCAGCCTTAATGCTTCTAAAGTCTATAAGATTCAATAAAGAAACATCTACCTGAGTTTCAGGAATATTAGCCATCTTAATTGCTTCTTCTTTTAATTCATAAGCACTTAATCTTAATTCAGCTTCTTCCTGTTTTTTTCGAGCTTGTTCTAGCTCATAATTTCTACGCTCATCATCTTTCATCTTTGCTAATTTTTCGGCTTCACTTTGTTTAGCTTCTTGTTCAGCTTCCCATTTAGCCTTAGCTGTTTCTAAAGATTTTTGAACTTTCCTATCAAATTCACTTTGATAATTAGATTCTTTCAACATTTCGTCAAAAGTCTTAGGTACATTAGCACCTGCATTTTGGTTTTGTTGAACATTGTTATCAACAACACCATTTGAATTATTTGTGTCCATTCTTATTCCTCCTTTGTCCCAAGCCATTTACTTTTTTAAGTCCCCAGCTCATTACATTTACACAAAACTCCATTGTTGAGCCACAATAGAAAGGCATTAAAAAAAGGAATGTAGCTATCATTCCTCTTAATAATCATTATTTAGTGCTATTTTATAAGCACTATATCAACAATAAAGTATTTCTTTACTATTGATATACTACCTATAAAAGTAGTATAGAAAAACAGCACCTTATTTAGTGCTGTCATCTAGTATATCTATTAACCTTTCGGCTTCTTCCTGTTTTAAATTGATTGCTATTTGAACTATTAAATTATCCCATTCACTATCATTCAATTCTTTATCAGGAATATCAATATTTTTTGATTCTAATAATTCTATATCTTTTATAGATAAAATCTTTCTAGGATTATTCATTTTTCTTACCTCTTCCCTTATATACTGTCTTGACACTTAATTCTTCTATATCAATAGCAACCATTTTTTTATCTTTGAAGAAAACCTCACTATTATTTATAGGACTATACCAGTGATTAATTGGATCTTCTAATATATTTTTTATATCTTCCTTAGTGATATTTCTATCTATCATTCTATCAATGGTATGTAGTTTTATTTCACCAATAGTTCCAAAGTCTTTGGCTTGAACATTTTTTAAATACTCTCTTGTATCATTTACTTTTTCATAATAACTATTAAATGATAAAGTTTTCTTTTTTTCACCTATTTCTAGGTCTTTTCTATAATGTTTTCCTATTTCCTCTTTGAGTTTTATTTCTTCATAATAATTGCTATTATTATACCTTAATTTAGCGTATTCTTCAAGGCTTTCAGGTACTTCACTAGGTATTATCCTTTTTAACTGATTATACTCGGCTATAAGCTCATTATACTTCATTTCAGTAAGATAAGTAATTGTACTTCTACAATAATGAAAATGATTATTAATTGGTGGCAAATTAGCCCCAACTTCTAGTCCTTTAATTGTATAAAGAACATCTCTTTTATCATCATCACTATATCTATAAAATCTATTCCAATCATTAACATAGAATAACATACCATTCATACCATCACACATCTTAGTTGTTCTATCATCAATTTCAGCAATAAATCTAGCTCTTAATTTCTTTTGTCCTACATCTTCACCAGCTTTTAATAATGATTTATTGGCTATTTCTACAACTTGACTATCTAAAGCACCGCTTATTTTATCATCATTTATAGAAATATATCTATTTTGTTGCTTTTTTAAGATGTTTTTAAACACATCATCTTCTATATTAGGCTTTTTATTTTGCTGTAATTGGATAATAGTTTGTCTTTCTATTTCTTGAGCGTTAGTTAGTGCTAAAGCTTCAATATATGTTATCCAACTACTACCTTTTACATTAGGTAAACATAACATAGACCATATATATTCCCAAGTTAAACTCCATTTTTTCTTTTTAGTAGGTTTTATTTCATCAATACCTTGTTTATATAAATCTTGTCCTATTTCAGTAAATAAGACTTCCTCATATTCGTCTAATTGACTTCTTTCTTTTACAAAAGCGCCCCACAATAATATACTTAACAATTCTTGATTAGTAATATATCTCTTATTTAGAATTTCTATAACTTTATATTCAAAATATCCTTTTAATAATTCAAGTTGTTTCCATTCATCAACAACCCTAGATAATTTTTTTCTTTGGTTATTAGAAATAGGCTTATTTAGATCCATATAATTAAAATCAATACCATTAAATATATCTTGTATATTATCTTGAGTTTTTAAGTTAGTTTTTTTATAAATTCTAAGATAATCTTTTAATTTTAAATCAGTGTAATTCCATCGGTTATTCAGGATAGTTTTATTATCCATTATATATCACCTACTTTTCTTGGCTATTTTGCACACTTGCGTCTTGATTAGTATTAGACGCATTTTTTGTTTCTTTTGCGTCTTGATTATTGTTTTCTTCTGCTTGAGCGTCAGCTCCATCTTTACCGAAAGATTCAATCTTTTTCATATTTGCTTCAAGATTTTCTTCACTTTGTGTTTTCATTTTTTCTATTTCACTTGAAGCGTCTAACTCATCAGGTAATAAGTTGATGACAGTTTCATCACATACTAATCCTCTTAATGATAAAGCTCTATCAGTTTCGGCTTTCTTATCAGTAGGCATATTTCTTTGAAGCTTTATTTTTAAGTTTCTAAAGTCATATTTTGTACCTTTCTTTAGATTAATTCTTGTAGTAAAGGCTTCCCACATAGCTAATAATTCTTTTCTAACTGATTTATCTAAGTAAGTGATAGATTGTTCTAGTGGAAAGAATTTCTTTTCTAGTGCTGAGCTATTATCGGCATTAGTAAAGCCTAAATCATTAACATTAGGACAACAACTAACCATAAATATTAAATCTATAAGTGTTTTCTTATAGTTTTCTAAAGCACCATCATTGATATTCTTTTCTACCCATTCAATGCTTCCACCCTCACCGGCATAGAATACAGGAGCTTGTAATACTACTTCATCTTCCTTTTTTCTCTTTTCATTAGGTATCCATATAATATTACCATCTTCATCGTGTTCTATTTCTCCGTTATCATCTCTTTTTTCGATTAAAGTATCTTCTCTAGGTTCATAACCAGTCACCATTAGTTTAGCGTCATCATTATATTGGAAAGTATTACCTGAGTTCTTCATAACTCTTTCATATTTAGCAATACTAGGTTTTGCTAATTCAAAACAAGCTAATCCATCAGGATTTTCTATTGCTATACAAGGAACACAACCCCAGTTGATTGTTTCTCTTGCTTCTTCATCTTCTCTAAAGTCATCACCTTTTAATTTACTATTTTTAAAATAGTATTTACAATCTTCGGTAGTGACTACAACCATATCAAACTTTTCACCTTTTTCATCGGTTTCTTCCCAAGTTCTTAATAAACCTATCTTTTTAACTGGTGTAGAATAATCATAAATAGCTATTGTTTGTCTTGCGTCAACATTTGCATATACTATTTCATTATCTTCATTTTCATACCAAATACCATAACCAGCCGACAAATCATTATAACTTTGTATTAAATTATAATAAAAAAAGGAATCATCATTGTAATTCCTTATATAATCAATAAATGTTTGATATTCTTTTCTATCATTGTCTTTGGCATTGAATAATTTATTAAATAATTTAGTTAGAATAGCTTGTTTTTCTTTTGTTGGCATTTCTTCTACTTGATATATAGGAGCTTTACCTCCTGCATATCCATTTATCATATTTGATATAGCAAATTCAAACGCCACTTTAGTTTCTTTATCATTTTCAGCTACCAAACCTGATGGACTATTTTTTCTTACTTTCATTCTATATAACTTTTTTCTTTTATTCCACTCAGGCTTAGCTGATTCTAATATTGTAGCTATATTTTCAGCTTTAGTTATATATTCTTTATTATATTGCAACATAATTATTACCTCTCTTCCTTTTTACGCTACTTTCGTATTTCCAAACGATGAACCTCTTTCACCAACTGTCTTATCATAAATACCAGCTAATACATCAGCTCCATCATCGTGAGCATTTTTACCTTTCTTTTGGTATCTAGTAATATGTTTATAAAATTCTTTCCATCTATTAGCCCAATTAAATGGAAAATAGATATGTTCCATAACCCAGTGAGAACTAGATAATATTCTAGCTTGTTTATTTGCTGTTTGAGTAAATGGTTTAATAACACATTTATTGGATCTATATTTTTCTTTTAATATTTTTTTTACATTTCTAGCAAAACCTCGACCACCATTATTAGATTCTATATATGCTAGATTTACATTGTTTCTATATAACATATCAGCACACTCCTCCTCGGTTATTTCCATTCCATCATCAGTAAATAAAACATCTAATATATATGGTTCTTTATCTAATAATCCATATACTACACCACACAAATAATCATCACCGGTATCAGCTGTATCTACATAAGCGTAAATAGTACCAAATCCGGGACTAACTTGATATGTTTTAAGATTCTTGTATAGTTTACCTTTTTCATCAATACATACTTGATTATAATTGGCTTCAACTATATCTTTATTCATCTCTTGAGTTTTAAATTCAAAATCTTCTCTATTTAATACTTCTTCACAAAGCATAGAACCATCATCTTGAATTGCTTTATAATTGATATGAATAACATTTCCATCATATTTATCTAAAACAAAACCAGCTAAATCATTGGTAGACCATCTAGTCATAACTATTATAATTTTAAAGCCTGTTTCAGTTCTTGATAACATTGTATTAGTAAACCAATTTTGGTGTTCTTCTAATAATAATTCATTATATGCTTCTTTATCAGTTTTGATTAAGTCATCTATTATCATTAAATTACAGCCAAATCCTGTAGCTGTACCTTTTGGAGATGTTGCTAAATAGTTTGCTTCTTCATTTCCCTCTAAAGCCCATTTTTTCATTGAAGCTTCACCATATTTTACTTTTACATTAGGAAATATTTTATTAAATATTCCGTCTTCTTCTTGTATAGCGTCCCTAACTGACTTAGCAAAAGTTCCGGATAGTATTTCATTATAACTACCAGTCATTATCTTATAATGTATATTTCTACCTAAACACCATTGAACAAACAAAGTAAGTGTTCTACTTTTTCCGTGTCTAGGTGGCATATTTACTACCAATACTTTTTTTGGTGAATTTAAAAAAGATTGTAATTCATTACAAAAATCTTTTAAATATTTTCTATCTTCTTTATAAAAGTCAGGAGCTTTTATTTTACAATATTCCCAAAAACTACGCCTTGCTAATTCATATCTTGCTTGTTCTTTAACATATTCAGGTATTACCACTTTTAATCACCAACCAATTTTCGTAATTCTTCCTCACTTAAATTGGCGTATGGATTAACTATATTATTATTTATTGTAGGAGCTTCATCTTTGAACATTCCTAAATACTTACCTAATAATTCAAGAGCTTTCATTTTGTCGTATGTTTCAACAGCAAAACCGGACTGAGTTTTCTTATATCCTGATATTATCTTTTTTGTTTTATCATCTAATTCATCAGTTTCAGCAAAAATAACATTATCTTCATAATATTCTACCTTAGTACCATCTTCTTTTCGTTCTAATATCTTATTTCTAACATTTTTGCTTATCTTAGTTCTATCAGTAAAAGCTATTGTAAATAATTCATTAACTATATCTTCTATCTTAACTATAGCTTTTTCTTCTACTTTGTCTTGTAGTTCACTAATATAGTTTTTTATGTTAGCATTTGTTAGCAATCTACTAGCATTAGTTCTAGCTGTTTCTTCTTTCTTACAGGTCTTATATACATTTAGATAAGCCTGTGTTCCATTCATACCTAATTTTAAATATTCTTGGCAAAATAACTTTTGATTATTACTTAACGAGGTCATTACCCATCACCTCCAATTATTCCACCTTTAGCTAAATTATTTAGATTTATGTTTATAGGTATTTTATTTATTGATTTACCTATTTCATTTATTATCTCAGTAGTATCTTTAATGCTAGCTTTAGCTACTTTTACTTTAGGAGAATTAATAGGATCATTTATTGGATCGTTAGATTGTCTATCAAATATATTTACATCTACACCTATAGAATCAATACATTGTAATTCTATAAATACTTTTAACATTTTTTCAAATTGTATAGCTATCCAATCAACGACTTCTTCATTTTTAGCCCAATCACTATTAGTATTATTAAATAATCCGCTCTCATATAAGAAAGCGTGAACTAATTCGTGTCTTAGTGTTTTTTTATACAATACATCTAATTTAATAAAAGTATCCTCAGTAGTTTTATATTTCAATATATATATTTGCTTAGTAGTAATATCAGTATATCCGCTATTTTCTTTTAATAATGGATATTTTTCTAAATTATCGTTTGTTTCTTCTACGCTTATTATTTCGTAGTTTGTTCCTAACACTTTTATTTCCATATCTAACACCTCTTTTCTCTAGTGCTAATTCTTCCTCACACTTTTTATTCCTAGGACATAGTTTACAGGATTCACTATATCTCATACACAACCCTAAATAATTCTTTTCTTTCATAGAATTACCTCTTATTCTTCTTTTCTAATCTTTTTTCAAGCCATTCTATGAACTCATCTATATTATTGAGGATAAGAACCACCGCTAAAAATAACATTTCTAACACTACCAATAATATTGCAACTATTGTATTTAACATATCTTATCACCCACTTTTTAAACATAATAAAAGGAACTATTTCTAGTTCCGCTCTTTTTTGTTGATAACATCAACGAATAAAAAGAATAAAAAGGACGAGCTGAGGTGGAATTGAACCACCAATACATATCTCATAAATATATATCCGCCTTTGTCAGCTCATATTTTGAGTAAAACAGGACTTGAACCTGTATCCATTGTAGATTCTTATGCGTACGCTCCAACACTTTACCAATTAAGCTATTTACTCATATTTAATCAAAATAAAAATAATTATGATTAGTGATTCATTCATCTATCATAATTATTTCATTTTACTATATTATATCAGTTATTTTTCGTTATTCAATAGGGCACTTTTTCGGCATTTTTTCGGTTATCTTAAAATATCTCTAAAAATAATATCACTCATATAGTTTTCAAACTCAAATATCATCTTATTTTTATTAACAAAATACACTAAATCATCTAACCTTATTGCATATATTTTCCCATAATCTAAACTAAAATTATGATGTCCTTTTTCTCGTCTTGCTGGTATAACAAAATCATTGTACCAATTATCTAAGAATTTTAATTGTTCTTGTCTTAATTTTTCATAATCATTTAACATTATAATTCCTCTATAAAAGTATCAGGAAATATATATACTTTTAATTCATTCATAAGTCTTTTTTTATTATCACTAATAGTACTTACTGAACAATCTAATTCTTCGGCTATTGCTTCTATTTTCATACCATCAAAGTAATACATTTGAATAATATCATACCACTTATCCTCTTCAATTTTCTTTAAAGCACTTTTAACTAATCTTACCTGTGATTTAGCCTTAACTGATATTTGTTTTAATTCACTTATTCTTGTTTCAAGTGTTTCATCTCCATAAACATAAGTATTGTTTCTTTCATTAAGTATAAGCGAATTAGATTTAGCTGTTGGTATTGCTATACCTTTTGCTTCTTCTTCTAATTTCTTTACTTCTTCATCTATTAATTTAATAGCCTCAGGTAATACATTCAAACTATATAATATCTTTTCCGTACTTTTATATGATGATCTTGGATTCTTTAATAACTTTTTATTTTTTAATTCTTCTAACACTCTTTTTACAATTTCGTTTTTATTTTCTTCTTCCATTATAGCCACCTCTTTTTCTTTTTAATGTTTTTTGATAATTTAATGAATCTAATTCAGTTCTTAAATCTTTTAATTCTTTTTTAGTTTCTTTTATAAGTTCATTTTTTAAGTACATTAAATATTTTATTTCTTTTTCTCTATCATTTTTCATCATAATCCTCTTTACCATTTAATATTGATAGTAATTCAATAAAATCTTTTGTGTTCATATTGTCAATACCATAATTTCTTTTACATCTTTTCATCAATTCAATAGCTTTTCTATTAATTTCCTTTTGCTTTTTTAGTTTATATTTCAAACTTGAATTCTCGCATCTTAAATCTGTTATTTCTCTTATAAAATCATCTATCATAAAAATTATTTTTCCTCCTTTTTACGTTTTTGTTTTCTTTCTTCATAATGAAGTCTATGAGATATTTTGCTGTCAAAATTAGTACAAGCTCTACATTTTGTTCTAAATCTTGTATGTTCTTTATTAGCCCAAGACCAGTATTTAGGTGTTAAAGGTTTTACTTCACCACAAGCATAACACCAGCGTTTTTCTTCATCAGCCATATTAACCCTCTCTAATATTTAATACATTTTGACAACCACAATAAGGGCAATCAAAACATTCAAATTTCTTAGTTCCTGAAGCTATACCATTAATTCCTTTATTTTCTTGAACTATGTATTTGTTTTCTTTTATTAAATCAAATTGTTTTCCACAAACTTTACATATATTTATTTTTTCTAATTCTTTTATATCAATTACTTCATTATTTTTATTAGTCTTAATTCTAAACATTTTTATCATCTCCTATTCTTTCAACTATTCCACCATTTTTTATATACTCTTTTAATTTTTCACTTAATATACAATCCCAATCAGATTTTAAAAGCCAATCATATAAATTAGAAACAAGAATTATTTTAATTGGTCTTTCTTTTAATATTCTTGATAAGTCGTGAATATTTGTTATCATTTTTCTTTCCTCCCAAACTTGTAAATAAATAAATTTATTTACTTTGATATCTTGATATCACTTTTCACTAACGCCAAAATATTCGAGCATTTCTACATAACAATCATTACATAAAGTAAATAATTTTCTATAAGTTCTTCTTTTTCTTGTATAAATTGGTATACTTTCTAGTCTTGAAATGTGTTTGTTACATATATCACAATGAATTTTGTTTACATACCACATTATTTTTTCCTCCTATTTTTTCTTATAACCACCTAAACAGCCTGTTTGATTATCTTTGATTTTATTAGCATATAGTATACATATTCTAGGTAAAAAGTTATAATTAGGTTTTGAACAAAAATAACATTCTTTGCATTCAGTACAAGGTTCAAATCTTTTTTCTATTTCTTTAATGTTTTCTGATAAACATAATTCCCTATCTTTTTTCATTTTATCAATATAATCCATTTATTATTCCTCCACTATAAATCAGTATAAATTCATTCATTATCTTCACCATCTTCCAAAATTAACAAAGCTTCTCCTATATATTCAATAGTGTTTTCACTTTCCATAACGTATATAAAGGCTGTTCCTTGCATTGGCGATGGTACTCCAACCATATATCTTATATCATTTACTTTGTTTCCAGCTGGATCAGGATTATAAATTCTTTTTATATCTCTTATTATTCCTAAACTACCTCTCCATTTATGATTTTCATTAAATTGTACTACATCATTTACTTTCATAATTTATCCTCACTATAAATGTTTTTTAATTTATAAAACCATAAAACTTTTATATATCTTTGAATTTTAATTATTCTTAAATTTAAATTTGAATTATACATATTTGTATCAAAATACATTTGATATTTAAATGGTTTATTTACAAAATTTCTTTTTCCACTATCATAGGTAACAATGTCACCTTTTTTTATTAAAGACAAAATATTTTGATTATTTCCAATTATTGAATTTTTAATTTTGTTATTATTTCCTATATAAATACTCATATTTGTTCTCCTTTAATTATTTCTAAAATTATTCCATTTATTAGTTCAGCTAATTTATTCCCACAATCATTATTAATTCTTAACTTTTCCTGAATATATGATCCATCTTTAATAGAGTCCGGTACAAATCCGTAACTTGTATGATCTATAATGCTAACAAATAAATAATTTGCTTTTATTCCTCTTTGAAAACAACCGCATTTCATATTTAAACCTAACTTAAAAATAATATCTAAATGAGTGCTATCTTCGTCCGTCCACCCAATACCAATAGTTTTATTATCTAATAAACCTGTAGCTATTCCTTTATAAGTTTCAGTACCATTAATAACTTCATTATATTTGTTATAGTTCATATTACCACTCCTCTACTTTTTGATGTAAGGTTTCTATTCCGTCATATTCGTCAATTACATATTCTAAATCATCAGGAATTTCTACAACTTTTAAATTACCAAATCTTCCACTAGCTTTTTCACCTAATTCCTCTACTACTTCAATCAAAATAGGATCTTCTCTATGTTCGTCTTTGAGATATAAACAATATTTTTCATAATCTTCATTACTAATTTCTACATTATCTCCCATATCTTTAATAAAATAATGTCTAAATATAGAATTATCATCATTTACTTTTTTATAAATAAACTTTCTATTAATAAATTCACTTTCATATAGATATAATGTTAGTCCTTTTTTCTTTGCGTATAACATATAGGCTTCTTTTGATACATCAAAACCACCAAAACATTTATTCAAAATTACTTTTTTCATTTTTTTCCTCCATATTCTCAATTCGTTGTATGAGTTTAACTAATTTAATACAAAACTTGTATAAATCAGCCTTACTCATAATTATCATTTGTTTTTGTTTATTTTTCTTGTCATTAAAAACATCTTCTAACATTTGTCTTGTTAATAGATCTATTGTTTCATCTAACATTATCTTGACCTTATATACACACTAATATCTTTATAAGTTGTATTTTCTAGTACGAATAATGCTCTTTCTAAATACTCTTTATCAAACCAACCAAAGTGTGTTTCTCTTAAATGTAATCCTAACTTATTTGCTAAATATCCGTAGCAATCAGTCCTTTTAAAATTGGTATTTTTCCATAATGGATCAAACTTCCTGTGACAAGCCATTTTTAATTCTCTCAACTCTTTATTAGCTAATCTTCCAAGTGGCTTTTTGTTCTTAATATCGTGCACACCCACATAAGCTTTACAATCATCACATAAATAACAGCCACCATTACCATAAACTCTTCCGTAAACTTCTTTGTTAGAAGTATATCTAACTTTATCACTTCCACAATTATCACATTTTACAGGAATATTTCTAAAGTCAAATATACATTCATTCCAAACATCATTATTCATTTTTAAAAGCCTTTTCGTTTATATAATTTAATAATTCTATACCAAAGCTAATTAATTCATTAGATCTATAACTTTCTAAATAAAATGTTTCTATTGAGCGTCCCATTTTATTAGGCATATTATCATCACATTCAAATAGTGTGACTTCTAATAAATCATTACTATTTACTCCTAAGTAGAACTTGTCAGGAATATTTACAACTTCGTGTATTAGTTCTAAAGCTTCATCAGGTGTTAAATGTAAAGTTAAAGCTTTCATCTTTTTTATAAAGTCCTTATCTAATTTCTTAAACATTTTATCCATTTCTTTATCGGTTTTTACAATATTTATCATATTAAAAATCATAAAAGCAAGACATACTAAATTAATAATTAAAATCATTGTTCTCATATCTTATCCCTCCTCAATAATTTTTATTATCCATTCAATAGCTTTTTTATAATTATTCTCATCTACATTTCGTGTAGTTAAAGCTGTATAAATGGTATTCACTTTTTTCTTTTCATTTAGATAAAGATTATTTATCATTTTTAAATCTTTTTCCTTATTTTTTAATTTTTGAACTAGAATTTTATTACTATCTTCCGCTAATTGTAATCTTGTTCTTAATTTAATAATTTCTTCTTCACTCATTATTTTCACCAGCTATTCTTTTTAACTGTCTTTCAACCTTAAACTTGTATTCATTCATTAAATCATCTTCTTTAAAATTTAAAATATATTTTAATTGATCTAAACAAATTGAAACATCAGTTATTTCTTCATAAAAATCAGCTTTTAATTGAGGTGTTATATCACCCTCTAATTCGTCATATTTTCTAGCCCACTTACAAATTACTTTTATAAGTTCACTCATTTCTTCAATCCATATAGGCATTTGTTTTTTTGCTCCATAGTGATTAACAATTTCTATATTTTTTTTAAGTGTATTTATTAATTCTTTTTCTTCGTTCATATTATTAACCTCAACTTTCAACTAAAGTATATTTTTTATATTTATTAGCCCAACCTAATTTATTTTTGCTACTAATCCATTCATCAGTAATATTGTAATTTTCTTTTCTTAAAAGATATATTGCGTGTTGTAAATCAGTTATTCTATATATTTCATAACATTCCATAGTAGATATACTTCCATATTTTTTTAAATGATTTAACACAATATCTTTTTGACTTATCTTTCCCATTTCTAATCCTCAAAATCTAATACATCTTTCCAATAGATAATATCTAATCCACATTCACTAGCCATATCTAATATTGTTTCTATCAAGTCGTGCATTTCTTTTTTATCCATTTTTGAACTTCCATAAAAACATTTATAATCATTAAAGATTTTATCTTTAACTTGTATTTTTCTAACTAGCTGTATTGCTCTAAAGCTTTCTCTTAACATTGATTCAGCCTGTGGCTCAACTAATAGATGAGTATATTTAGCTCCAGCTCTTACCAAAGCCTCAAGGTAAATATCATAATCCTCATTTGATCTATCACCATTACGAGCTTTATCTATCTCACCTATTAGAGCCCACATATATTTATTTTGCTGTTCAGTTCTTTTATCTTTAGCTTTAGATATTACTATTGAATATAATTCGTTCTTATCTAGGTCTTGAATTAAATGTTTATAGTTTTCTCGTATAGTAAGTGTAATTTCAGTTTCAAAATTTTCATTTTTTCCACTACGAGAATAATTACCTACAAGCTTCATATATCACCTAGAAAGGTAAATCATCGTCACTAATTTCTACTGATTCTCCAAAATCGGCAAATGGATCATTTTCTTCTTTTTCTTCTTTTGATGGTACATAATCAGGTTCAGGTATTCCAGCTCCCTCACTAGCTTTAGTATCTAAAAATTGTACTCTACTTGCTAAAATATAAGTTTCATATCCTTTAGTTCCATCTTCTTTATCCCAAGTTCTAGTTTTAATTCTTCCTGTAATTCCTACTAGGCTACCTTTATGACAATATTCGTTTACATTTTCAGCCTGTTTATCGTAAACATATATCTTTGGAAAATCGGCTGGTCTTTCATTTCCGTCTTTGTCTTTTCCATTATTTATAGCTATAAACATACTTACAGCTGGTAATCCGCTTGTTGTAGCTCTCAATTCTATATCTTTAGTTATTCTTCCAATAATACTTACATTATTCATTTTCTTCATCTCCTAACATTTCTTCTAAATCTTTCAAGTCTTTTGCTAAGGCTTCATTTAATCCTTTTAAAAATTCTCTTAATTCTTTTTTATCATTACTATTTTTTTTAGCTTTCTCCTCACTTAAATCTTTAGTTCCAAGAGCACTATTAAAAGTATCTTTTAATAATTTTTCACTTACACCACTCTTTTTTAGTTGATGAATTAAGATTCCTGTTATTTTTACAACTTCTAATATATTTCCCTCTACAGCCATTCCTGTATTACTAGCTATAATTTTAGTTCTTGCTCCATCTAATACCATTTTTATTTCTTTTTCAGTTATTTTATTTTTCATATTTCCTCCTACATAAAATCTCTATCACTTATTCCTACTTGTTCAGCAATAGGAATAGGTCTATAATTATCTTCTAAATCTTGTTTTATATTTTTTAATTCTTCTTCTAAATGTTTTTTATCATCATTTAATTCTTCAATTTGATTTTCTAAACTTTCTATATAATTTTCAATTTGCTTTATCCAGTGAAAGTAATTTTTTTGATTCACAGCATAATTTCTAAAACTACCTTTTAAACAATCAATATAATTACTAATTTCTTCACTCATTAGATTCACCCGCTATACTTGTCATTTTTAAATATCCGGATTTTCCTTTTTTTACCGATGTAGTTATATATTGTTTTGATATTTCATCATTTTCTTTCTTGAATTTTTCTAAATCAAATATTATTGAAGTTTCTTCATAAGAATATTTTTTGTATAATTCATCATTTTCTTTCTTGAATTTTTCTAAATCAAAATTTTCAATAATAGTATCTTTTCCATCAGCTACTCTGGTAAAATTATAAGTTGATGTTTTTAACTGTTTTTTACCAATTCTATCTAAATCAACTTTAAGTTCTAATTTTAAATTATCTCGTTCTTTTACTTTTTCTTCATAAATTTTTAATTCTTTTTCTAATTCTTCTATTCTTTTAGCTTTTTCTATTAATTCTTTAGGTTCTAAATCAGTTTCAGTTATAAATGGATTTTCCTTTAATCTTCTTAAATCATTTCTAAAATCATCTACAGCTAAATCTATTTCATCTAATAAGGGTTTATAGTCTTTAATATCAATGTCATAAATAGTTAATCTTGATTCATCAAAATCTTTATTAAAGTTTTCAGGTCTTTCATAAACTGCTAACTTTCCTTTTTTTCTTTTTGTATATTTCATATAAAATAATAGTTGTACTAAATAGACTTTATATTCTTCTAGAGTGCTATATATTTGAGAAGTAGTTTTAATTTCTAGTATAGTTGTCTTATTGATTCCATCAGTATGACATCTAATATCTCCAATAATATCTTTTCCCTCAACAAATTTATCTTTTAAATCTTGATTTATAAAATCTCTTATTTTAGGTTCTAATATATTTCCATATTCAGTATAGATATTTCCCTCAAATGTATCTTCAACTAAACCTGCTTTTTCTTGTAATAATTCCCATCTCTTTTTAAATGAACTTATACCCATAATAATTGGAATATCACTACCACCTATATATTTATCTCTATCTACTTTTACATTTTGCATTAGTCCAACACCTCGTTTTCTAAAGTTTCTAATAAATTCTTAGCTTCAAGTTGTGTTGTCTTAGCACTTAATTTATGTTGTCTGGCGTATTCATTAACATTAATGTTTAATTCTTTTAATTTTTCTAATAGTGCTGACTTATAATCAAACTGAGGTACTTGTTCTCTAGGTGTAGTTTTAGTAGTTGTTTTCTTAGGTACTTCTTTTGACTTTTTATCTAGTAATGATTCACTCTCGTCAATTCTTTTTGTAAATTCATCAGCTTCACTATCACTATAAATTCCTGAGTAAGCTATTTTGCTATTTTTTAAAATTACTCTATCCATACATCTTTTTAAAGCCATAGCATAAGGATAATCATTTTTACAATTATCTTTACTTACCTCTCCAACTTCATAGATTCCTTGTTCAGGACAATTATAAGTAAATACTAAAGAGCCATTATAACCCTCTTTATCAAGTGTCATACATTCAGGTTTAAATTTTATTTCTTTATCTAAAACATCATTTATTTTTAAGCAACCATCGTGGCTTATAATTAATCCACTATACATAGCCTTAGTTTTGTTAGCATAAGTATTAACTAATATCCAAAAATCACTTGTTTCCAATATTCCTTTATATTTATCACTTTCCAATAATTCAATAGCTTTATTTCTAGCTTCTTTATACTTTGGTGTTATAAATTCTACTGGTAAAGTTTTTCCATTTATATTTTCGGTCTTTTTTTCACCGAAGTTATATGTTTTCTTCTCTTCAACTTTTTTTGTTTTGGCTGTTGCCATTTTTTAATCTCCTCCTTTAATTTTGCTATTTCATTTTTTTGACGAGTAATAACTCGATCTTTATATTCACTTTCAGTTTTCAAAACATCATAATTTAGATTTAAAGTGTTATAAGCTCTTCTTAACTTCCAATATCTACTTAATTTTTCTTCTTCCATTACTTTTAACCTATAAGTGGAGTTTCCTTTTTTTCAATTAAATTAGATTTTTTATAGCTAAGAACTTCTTTTATTATTTCTTTTGGATATTCTTTTTGTATTGAATACCAATCAACCATACTTTTTAAGTATCCAAGTCTATTTTCAGGGATTGACTTGTTGTTTTCTAATATTGATAGAAAAAACTCTTTTCGTTGTTTTCTACATTCTTCATATAGTTCACTCAACACCGGAAAATATTTATTACTTTTTCCTATTTCTTGAATTGACATATAAAATGTTTCAACCTCAATATCCTTAAAAATTTCATACCAACTTGTTAATTCTTCATCACTTAAATCTTTTAAAAAGTAATTAGCTAACTTTTTCATTCCTTTCAAAAATTCTAATTTTGTCAAAATAATCCACTACCCTTTCTTTCAATTTCAATAGCTCTATCTATGTCACTCATAGAAATATCTTTTAGTGTTTTCTTCTTAGCTGTAATTTTTTGATTTAGGTAGCCCTCGAATTTATTACTAAACAATGTTTCAGGTCTTAAAAACTTTTCAAAATCAGTTCCTAACCATTCTTCACATTTTTTATCAATAACAATTTTAAAATCGTCTAAAGTAAATCCATCTTTAATTCTAGCCTTTATAAGAGTTTGTGTTTTATCAGTAGAATACTTATAATGTGAATTACTTTTAATATTTAGATATTCAACAATTCCTTTTATTTCTTCTAAAGATATTTTTTTAACATTAACATCTACATTATCATTAACATTAACAATAACATTAACATCTTGATGTGTTTTGTTTTCGTTTTCTTTTTGACTTTCATTTGATTTTGTTTTGATTTCTTTTTGATTTTTTTTTGTTTTCATTTCGTTTTCTTCTTGATTTTCTTTTGAGTTTGTAATTGAACCACACTTACTTCTTTTTTTGCTTTTTTCTAAAGGTCTGCGTAAGTTATTAAATATCTTTGTTTGCTTATCATTTAAAGTTGGCTCAACATCTTCAAACATAAACTTTGTTATTGCTAGTAATAACTCTTGTTGTTCTCTTTCGGTTAGTAAGGTAATCAGTTCGTAGTATTCTTTATATATAGTGAATCCGTTCATCTTTTACCTCCAATCCTTTTGCTTTTTTAACCATTAAATGCTATAATCTAATAGTAAAATGTTTTGTTTTACATTTGATTTATGAGTTCTCAACCAATTCATAAATCTTTTTTTATTTATTAATTTCTTCAACAAAATAATCAACAATCTCTCCTCCTACAGCAAAGGCTATTAAAAATGTTAAAAATCCAAACCAAGTCCACCCAATATATTTTCCTGTAATCCAAGAATAGATTGTTAGCATAAATAAATCGTGAGCTACTATATATGCACATAATAGTAAAACTCCTAGTAATGCTATATTTTTCCATTTAATTTTTATCTTTTTATTTGTCCTTTTCATTCTTTAACCTCGTTTCTATTTTTGTTTAAAATTACTTCTTTGATTTTCAATTCTTTTTTTACTAAATGTGTAGGTATCAAAATATCTCTTTTACTTTCAGGAATATAATAATTTTGTTCCTTAGCAATCTCCAAAAGATGATTCATAACTCTTTCAGCTTGACGCCTACCTTGTCCTAGAAGAATTGATAACTCAGTAATGTTTAAGTAAGGCTTTTCCATATTTTCACCTCTTCTTTGCTAGTCTTAGTTATTTTTTCTTATTGTTATTTATATCACTACCATATTTAGCTAATATATAGATAAGAGCTATTAAAGTGACACAAATAATTAAAGTTATTTGTACGCCTGTACTCATATTTACACCTCCTCGTCATTAGTTTGGTTTTCCCCAACTTTTTGAGTAAAAAAATATAATGCTATTTCTTCTTTAGGTATATCTAAAACTTCTTTTTTTATAGATTCAAGTATTTCATCTTGACTAAATGCTGTTTTATTTTTTAATTTATTAGATACAGCTGTATCAGATAAATGTAAAGATTCAGCATAGTTTTTTAGACTACCTAATTTTTCGGTTATTCTTCCTCTTAATTTAGAATAATCATAATTTCTTCTCATACTTTTTGCACCTCCTTTTTGGTTTGGAATTTCCCAACCTAGTTTAATCTTACACCATCTTTTTTTATTAGTCAATAGAAAAATTTAGTTTTTCCCAACTTTTTTTATATTTTACACAATAGTTGTTGTTTTTTCCCAACTTTTTTTGTATAATTGATATGAGGAGTTGATAAGATGTTAGTTGACACATTTGCCAATCGTCTTAGCAAAATAATGTCTATAAGAAATATAAAACCTATAGACTTATCTAATAAGACTGGTATTGCAAAATCTCAAATTAGTCATTGGTTAGCTGGAACTTATAAGGCTAAACAAGACAGTTTAACTGTACTAGCGGAATTTTTTGATGTTGACGAAACTTGGTTAATGGGATTCGATGTACCTATGAAAAGTCAAAAAAAATCCTTATCCAAAGAAGAAGAGCAAGAATTACTTAAAGACTTTTTAACTCGTAAAGGCTTTTTAGATGAAAATGAAGAAATGAGTGAAAAAGATTTTAATAACTTGATCGAGTTTGCTAAAGCAAATAAAAATTTTATAATGAGAGATAAAGACAAATAATAAGAATATCCCTTATTGGAGATATTCTAAATAAAAGATATATAGTGTAATATCAACTTGTAATTTTTCTAATTCACTATATAAAGTTGTACTATTCACGCTTTACCCCCTCTCAGGGCTCTATTATAAAATTAACATTTGATTATATCAAAAAAATAAATATAAATTATAAAAAATGCCTAAAATGTCAGTTTTTAGGCGTGAATTGTCAAAAATAAATAAAAATATGCTAGTACAGGTATTTTTAGATAGATTTTGAAAGGAAGTGGAATAATGAAAGCAAGGACGAGTTGGAAAACTATAATACCTGATTGTTGCTTATTCATATTTGTAATAGGACTATTTACAATATGGAAAAAAATATTTACTATACTAACAACGAAATTAGAAGTAAATGATACATTGGTAATAGGAAAAACCGGTTTAATTCATACCGAAAAAATGGAATCTCCTATTAGTAAAGTGACATCAGTAAAAGTGGAACAAAACTTTTGGGGTAAAATATTCAACTATGGAGATATTTATATAAATACTCCAGCTGGACAATATGCTTATAGTTGTATAGCTGAACCAAATAAAATTAAAGATTATTTAATAAGTAAAATGAATTAAAAAAAAGACGCCTAGAGGTGCAACTCCAAGCGTTTAATGAAAACCCTAAGACTAGCAATCTTAAACAAAAATAACACAAGGCTATAATTGTAATGAGTTTTCTATTACATTATAGCACTTATTAGAAAATAAAACAATAAAGGAAGTGCTAAAATGTCAGTTTTTAAAGATAAAGAAAAGACTAAAGATGGTCGTCAATGGAGATTTAAAGTATATTATCACAATACCGAGGGAAAACTTGTTCCCTACA